TCTTCAAGTGAATACATCCACATTTTTTCTAGGATATTCTCTGCACAGAATTCAATTTGCATAGCATTCATGTTGTTCTGTACATTGACTAACTGAGTACATCTTGTAACCAGTTGCATGATTTTTTCTTTAGTTGTTTGTCTATCTATCTTACGAAGCAGAGAAATCTTGTCTTGTGTTATCGCGTGCGCGACTGATAGCGACTGCTTCGGCGAAAAGTTGATTAGCTTTTGCAACGCTGTCTGCTGTTGAAGTTGATTGTTTTGTGTATCCATTTGGTTTTTGATTTTTTAAATTGTCCCATTCTTTGCGCATCCAATTTCTTACAGCGCTATTCCAGTTTTTCATTGGAGATCTTCCTATCACCCATCCTTTTGCTTCATAATAATCAATGAAAGTGCGTGCAAAATTAACTAACTTATCTTCTGTCAGAAAGCTTCCACCTTTAACGTTAAGTTCTCCCATTAAGTTGTACACTTCATTTTCATTTGGCTTCACAAACTTTTTGCTTGTAGTTTTTTTATTTTTAATTATATTTTTATTTTCATTTTCATTTTCCATATGTTCATCATATGTTTTAGATATGTCAATCATATCTTTTTCATATGATTTTTTTAGTCTGTTATTCCTTCTTGATTCCGCAAAAGCTTTACGTTTATTGATTTCAATAGACAATCTTTCATTACAAAAGTTGTTATTCTCATCACGATCAAATTTTAAAGCAACAGCATCAAACACATCATGTCTTAAACATATCTTCATCATATGTTTTTCACTTATTGATCCTTTTGAAGCCTGATGACATAAGCACCTAATGTAAGCACCAACTTCGTCATTGGTCATATCATCAGTACCAACTAAGAAATCTTGGTAGTAAAAAAGGAAAGCAGGATCTTTTGCCATGAGTTTTTATGTATGATGCAAATATATGCATATGTATGATAGAACAACTAAAGATCTACATATTTATGAACAGTTTGAATGAAATCATCTAAAGATCTACAAATCTTAACGCAATAACCTGAATTTATCAACTGACTATGAATTGTCTTTTGTGCTTCAGATAGTTTACCTTTTTCTGTCTTCATTTCTACAAACAAACCGTGATACTGACCTGATGGAAAGCAAATAAGCAAATCGGGCACACCAGACGTGGCACCTTCTGCTTTCAATATATTCCATCTTTTAATGCGTTGAAGTTGATTACCGCCAATTAGAACACCATTAGGTATGGCAAAAATCAATTTCTTTGGAAACGAATAACGAAACCACTGAACACATTGCTGCTGGATCTTGCTCTCTTCGTGCTTCATGTTAGAAAAAATTGAGTTGTAGACCAAAAATCATATACGTAATTATTAGAAACTTCTATTCTAAACACATACAGATCTTTTTTCAATCTATGAAATTCATAATCGCCTAAAACACTAACATTGTAATCAACACCTAACTTAATAGGACAGAACTTTATATTCGAAGCTACAACAGCTTCATCAAATTCAACTAAATAAACAATGTCTGCTATTTCAACTAAAAAAAACCTGTATCTAAGAACTTCTTGTAGTTCATTATAATCAAATGATGAATGATTAGACTTAAAAACATCTAATAGCCATTCATACAAAGTTGAATCTTGAACTTTTAACTTCTTACGTAAATGCTGAAAAGGAAGCTTATTAAAGTTCTGTTGAATAAAATCAAATTCCTTAGAAGTGATCTTCCTCTTACTCTTGTGATGAAATATCATTAACGCATTTCTGGTCATACTTTACAATGGATAAAAAATCATTTGCTTGAATTTGCAAAACATCCAAAATCACAGGTATGTTTTTACTTTGAATTTTGGAAGGATCATCAATCCAATTTTGAACTGTACGATAAGTAACCTTAATGCCCTTTGACTTTAAAGTTCTCGTGAACTCACTAATGTTTTTTGACTTTGATAAAATAATTTTTGCAAACGGCTTCATAAAAAAATGTATATTTGCAAATATATGTATTTTTTTTCAAATGAAACAAAATGCGAATAAAAAATCACTCAATGAATTCATAAATGATAACTATCAAGAGTGGTTAAAGAAAGCTATGTTTCTAACTAAAGACAAAGTACGTTCAGAAGAGTTATTGCATACTGTTTTAATTAGATTTCTCAATAAAAATAAAGACAAGCAACTACACATTTACAACGAAGGAAACCTAAATGGATATATAAGCAGATCAATGTGGCTATCATGGTATAGTTCGTCAAGTGATTATTATTCCCTATATAAAAAATATATTGTAGTAGAACAATCAACAAAACAATTAGAATCAACAGATGAAACTTGGATTGGTGCATTTATAGATGGTGAATATCTATACAACGCAATAGGAAGATTAAATGAGTTTGATGCTATACTTTTACGTCTATATTCAAAACCGGATTTCAATTACCAACAATTAAGCGCAGAAACAGGTATACCATACAACTACCTACGAATCAGCATACATCGAGCATTAAAACGAATAAGAGAATATGTTAAACTTCAACGTTCCATTACAAATCCAGAGAGAAAGATTAAGCATTTGTAAAAAATGCAAGTTCTACAATGCTACATTTGGCACATGTGGTACACCTATAGTAGGCAATAACATCAACGCTGAAGAAAATGATGTTACCTATTACAAAGAGAAGATAAAGCTTTGTGGATGCTTCATGGACGTGAAGACAAAGTTCCGCTTTGCATCATGCCCAGCACGAAAGTGGTTTGCTCAAGATATGCAACCAAACGAAATAGCAGAACTTGATGCATTTATTCAACGCATAAATAAGACCAACAGAATAGAATCAGAAGACTTGAAAATACTATACCAATGGTACAGTAAAATAACGAAAAAGTACGAGCGCCCTAGTACATGCGCCTCTTGTGTACGTGATCTAATTAACGAATTCTATAGACAATTAAGCAAAATAGATAAACCATAACAATATGCCATTACCAACACCTACAGCAAAAGAATCAAAGAACGACTTTATAGCTAGATGCATGAGTGATGCGAAAACACAAAGTGAATTCCCTGACTCGCAACAACGTTTAGCTGTATGCATAGCTCAGTACAAAGAAAAATAACTTGTAAACAACAAAATAACAAATATGGGACTTCAAAAAGGAATGACTAACAATCCTAATGGTAGACCACTTGGGACTTTGAATAAAAAAACATTAGAATGGGAAGAATTTGGTCGAGAGTTTGTGGCAAGAGCCTTACCTAAGGTTGCTACATTTATAGATGAGTGTATGGATTCTAGAGATGAAGATCTTAAGTTTAAGGCATCTTCTCTGGCTTTAGATGTATTGGAATACTTCAAGCCAAAACAAGCCCGTATAACTCACTCGGGTGATGAAAAATCACCAGTAATTATTCAAGTCCATCCAGACTTGTAACAAAAAACTCATAAATTCTACATACTAATAGATGAAACTCAATTTTGAGATAGCTGCCAACGCAAAAGGTATTACACTTGGCAAGTACATCGACTATCAAAATGCTGTTGATAACATAGAAAAAGTAAGGGTTATAACTGGCAAAAGTACTGAAAGCATTAGATTCTTACAGTTACATGTCATTGATGAGATTATTGAGCAGTTTGAAGCCGCTATAAGACTAACCAGTCAAGATTTTGAAAGAACAGTACGTGTTGGTACATATGAATTAGGATTTATTCCTGATCTGAGTGCTATGTCATTTGGCGAATATGTAGATTTGGACACGACTTGTACCAATATCTATAAAGATGGAACTATCATGGGTGAAGCTGCTCACAAAATGATGTCAATACTATATAGACCTATTGTTGCAAAGTTTGGTAAGTATTATGACATTGAAGCATATAAGACTAATGACAAAAGGAAGTACGAAAATGCAATAAGTGAACTAACATTAGATCACGTGTTAAATACATTGCTTTTTTTTTCGACTTTAGAACTAGAACTGTACAACGATTCCCTCGTTTATTTGGCCAAGGAGATAACGGAGATAGTGAAGGAGATGAAGGAACAGCAACCCCAGACGGTTTAGGTGTTTATGGTTGGTTTCATATTATTGAAAGCTTAGCAGATAGAGATATTACTAAGTTTGACGCTGTTACTGAGAGAAGTTGTTATGAAGTGTTCACACACTTAACGTACTTAGCAGACTACGTGTATGTGCAGAAAATGGAAATGAAAAAAAGGAATAGATGACAAGCTACAATTATAGTTATAACGTACTTATCAATCGACTTGAAGCTTTCGCCGCTGGTCACTTTTTGATTAAGCGTTTCACACATGGGCAGATTGACCTTGCAGATCAGTTGCAGGATGATCAATACCCATTCATGCACGTAACACCAGACACTATCACTCCAGTTCAAGGTGGAATGCAATTTGGCTTTATGATCATGTTTGCCGATATTCCACGTGACAAAGAATATAAGGCAGAATATCAGCGTGAAGTAATCAGTGATTGCGTTAGATTAGGACAAGACTTAATTGCTGAAGTACGCAATGGATTGCAGCTTTTTGGTTTTGATGTTCAGATGGTAAACAATCCTACATTTGAACCATTCATTGAGGAGTACAAAAACACTATAACTGGTGTAGCTTTCACTATTCAATTAGAAGTACCATGGGACTGGTCAGCATGTGATATACCTGCTGTGTGGACAGTGGGTGGTTCATCAAGTGGTGGTAGTGGTACGGGTTACGGCTTGACACTTCGCACCAATGGCGTAGATAACGCAGTTCAAAACATACTTGATTTAGTAGAAGGCACGAACATAACCATAACTGATAATGGAGATGGAAGTGTTACAATAGATGCAGCAGGTGGAGGAGGAGGAGGTGGTGAATATGTTAGTACCGAATGGAACGCAAATCACACAACAGCACAAGGCAATCCGTATCAAATAGGTGACCGCGTTTGGTATAACGGAAGTGTTTACAGATGCATTGCCAACAATGACGCAATCAACCCAACAAATCCAACGTACTGGACTTTGGTTGCGGTTGGTTATCGTTTACGCCAAACACCTGTTGATTGGAACGCAACAAGTGGTGACTATCAAATACTAAATAAACCAAACATTCCAGATTCGCTTGACGATCTATTGCCAGGTACAACTAAGGGGCAGTTGATTCAACGTGGTGATACTAATTGGGAAGTAATTAGCGGACTTGCTATTGATGATTTGTTAGACGTGCAAATCACCACAATTGCGAATGGAGATACACTCATTTACGATAGCGTCACAAATAAATTTGAGAACGTACCGCTTGCCACCGTTGCCACGACAGGAGATTATACTGACTTAATCAATCAGCCAAGTATACCAACTAACCTTGATGACTTAGCGGATGTAAACGCACCCACACCTTCAAACGGGCAGGTGCTAAGTTATAACAGCACTTCAGGAGATTGGGAAGCTACTACACCTGCTTCAGGTGGTTCGGTTACTTCGGTTGGTCTTTCAATGCCTGCACCAACGAATCCTGCGTTTAGTGTAACTGGTTCACCTGTTACGATATCGGGCACACTTGATGTTAAGGCTAATGGTACAGTAGATCAATATATAGATGGAACAGGAGCACTGCGCACATTGCCTTCAACAGGTGGTGGAGGTGGGCAAATATTCTACTTCAATGGTAATGTTGCGCAACCTTCAATAGGAGGCAATGCCTACTATCAATTAGGCACGACTGCTAATACAGGACCATCAGCAAATTTCACACGTAATACTACTGGTGTACTTGCACGATTCATTACCGATGTAGGCAGCCCAAACCATCTTATCTTACCTTCAGGTGTATGGACTATTGATGTCTACTTAAGTGAAACAGGTGGTGGTTCAAACCATGCTCAAATACTTGCAAAAGTTTACACATATAACGGAAGCACGTTTACACTGGTAGCTACTTCACCGATAGAAGAAATTACTAATGGAAGCGTACCTGATTTGTACACTTTCAGCGTATCCGTTCCCAACACAGTCACAGCTGCAACCGACAGAATTCACATTGAATTCGATATTCAAAATACCAATGGTAAGACTGTAACCCTATATACGGAAAATGGTAAGATTGGTGAAGTGCATACTACCTACGCAATCGGATTGTCTTCGCTTAATGGCTTGACTGCATCCACGCAAAACTTTGCAACAGGCACAGCAGGTACTGACTTCGCAATAAGCAGCACAGGAAGCACACATACATTTAACCTGCCAACAGCGAGCGCAGCGAATCGCGGTGCATTGAGCAGCGCGGATTGGTCAACGTTTAATGGTAAGCAGAATGCTGTTGGATTCACGACAGTAGGAACTTTTCTTGCAACGCTACCGAATCCAAGTGCAACACGTTATTTGCGCATCAATGGCGATAACACTGTTTCTGCTTTAACACTTGCTGAATTGAAAGCAGATATTGGAGTTGGAGGTTATGCGGTATTGACGAGCGACTATGTAACCAGTGGCACGGCATATCAAAATATCACAGGACTTTCGTTTGCGGTGACTGCGGGAAAAACGTATAAGTGGCGAGCGACTATCTTAATGATTGCTACGGGTAGTACGAATGGTATGCTTTCTACGTCAGGGCCAACTGGCCCAACTACGTATCGTTTTACAATCGGAACAGGTGGTACTACTAATACGATTAACAACAATATAGCGCATAACGTAGGCAGTGCCGTGTTAATGTCAACTACATTAAGAATAGCGACTGCAGATGGAATTTTCCAACCTACGGCAAATGGCAATTTAAGCATGAGTGTTATATCATCAGTAAGTGGATTGCTTACAATCAAAGCTGGTTCAATCTTAGAATTTGAGGAGGTAGCATAATGGCAAGTGAATTTGATCAAATACTAAACGAATATGCAGCTAAAGTTGTTGAAAGAGCACAATCAAATCTGCGTATTAAGCGTAGAGTACGCGGCAAAGTAGTGAATCGTTATGCTTCAGGAAAGTTGCATAATTCATTGGTGTACAAAATACGGATGAGATATGGAAAGGCTACTATTGACTTTACTGTAGACAACGATCAAGCTGGTAAATATGCTGATGTAATTGAATTTGGTCGTAAGCCATATCCAGGACAACCAAATAAAAGACCACCAATTGAAGAAATATACAAATGGTTATTAGTAAAGAGATTAAGATTAAGAAATAATCAGGGGCAATTTATTAAAACGACAGAAACGGCTTTAAGATCAGCAGCTAGACGAATAGCCATTAGCATAGGTGAAAGAGGGATCCAAGGGATCAACTATTATGGTGAAGCCATAGATGATACATGGGATGAGTATAAGGATAGGCTAATGAATGCCTATGTGAAAGATATTGAACAAAGATTACTATTAAACAAAAGATAGATGGCGTTAACAATCGTAGATGAACCATTTAATTGGGTAGTTCGTGGACAAAAGATTATGCTTATTGCATCCAGTACAGAAACCGCACAACTTGGTTTTAGGTATGGCTTAGTGATTACAGTTGATGCTAAGACATATCAGTTTTATTTGACACCTTCTCCAGATGGAAATATGTACTTCGATATTTCACCGCTAGTAGATGATCTTCGCAACCAACAACATCACTTTGCTACTGATAACACTGTAGATGACTTAAGCAAGTACGCTTTGAGTGCAGCAATAACTGAATGGTGGTTAGTTAATGTACCAGGTCAGGGACTTGTTTTAACGGAGAATGAAGGTAGTGAAGTAACTACAAGTGGTCGCATTGTCATCAATGGTTATTATCAAGTGTTTGATGGATACAAGCCAAATCCTGAAATAGGTAATGATCGCATTAAATACGTTTTGCAGTTTAGTGCCAATTACGCTATGAGTGATAGACTGATCACGACTCATTCTTGCCGTCTATCAAACACGTGGAATGCTGGTGATCCAACTAACGCTGGAGTAGTATGGATACCTTCTTTTGAAAATGATTACGGCACGTTAAGCATACCTGGTAATGATATCTACATGTTCAATAATGTAATTGATAATATGCGTATTGTGATGTATAAGGCAAACGGTTCTACTATTACATCAACCATTAGTTTATCGGGTTATGATATTGAAGCATTACCTGTTTATCCTGGTAATCTTAATGATTGGACAGGATTGCCTATTCAACCTAATGAAAATAATAATCCTGGTTGGAGATATTATGAAGTATGGCTACGTGAAAGTAACACTCAAAGAAGTGCTAAATATAGATTTTACAACGCAGCATATTATGGTCAAAAAGATTGCCAACATGATAAGATTAGATTAGGTTGGGTAAATAGTCGCGGTGGTTGGGATTACTTCAACTTCATCAAGAAATCCGAAATGAATGATGAAATTGAACGTAAGAAGTACCGTAAAGTTTTATTCAATGGTACAACAAGCATATTTAATAAAGATGACAGGGGTTTATATGAGCGTAGAAACTTAGTGCAACAAGTGCTAACAGTTACAAGTGACTACATTCAAGAAGGTGAATTTTTATTCTTGAGATCATTGTTAGTTAGCAATCAAGTTGTGTGGCTTACCACTGATTTTAGTGGTAACAACATTGCATTACCCGTAAACTTAGACGATACTACATACACGGAACGCAAGACACGTGACGGCAAGTTGTACAATCTGTCTTTGAAAGTAAGAATGGCTAACGAATACTGGACATAACATGAACGGAGAAGTACAACTAATAGTAAGAAGCGAGCAAGTATCTACAATTCCAACATTAACAGACGCGTTGACCGCACCTATTGTTTCAGGTGATAGTTTTTGCTTTGGTGGTCCCGGACAAGAAACATTCTATACAATAGGCAGCAAAATTGAAATCATCGACCAAAGCGTTTCGCCTGAAATTGTTTTGTTTACGCGATATGTTACAGCATACGATACAGTCACAGGTGAGATAACAGTAGACCAACCATTCACATCAAATGTTACCGATGAAGGTGTTTCTATTTACGCTTACACGCTCATCGTTGCAGATAGTTATCTTGACCTATTCGAAAACGAAAGTATCTCGCAGAACTGGAAGTTTCAAGATTTATCCAACTTCACGGCACAGGGCGCATTCAGTCGTGAATTTCGCATTCCGATGTCCGATAACAACATCAAAGCTATCGGTCCATTATTCGATACTAACTCCGAACAGGGTGCGGAAAACTATTTCTTTTACAAACTGCCTGCTGAGATTCGTGTAGATACGCTACCGATTGCTAGTGGTTATTTGCGTGTGCGCAAGGTGTACAAGCAAATGAATCGCATTAATGAAGTAGAGGTAGCCTTCTATGCTGAAACACCTGACTTAGTGCGCACAATTGGCGAGAAGAAGCTAAGTGATATTGCTGCACTTGCGGATTTGAATGAAGCTATTACATATGCAAATGTAACAACTGAAACAGCAGACCGTATTTGGTCGCTTTGTGATCGTGCGCAAAAGTGGAGCAATGATCAAAGTTCCGGTTCTCGACCTATTCGCGATGTAAATGCACCAATTTATCCTGCTGATTTGACACCTGCCGTGAGTTGGTGGTTTCTGCTGCGCAACATTGTAAAGGAAGCAGGATTTGACCTTGTTGCATCTTCACTTGAAAACATACTTAATGATTATTGGATGCCGTTTTGCAATACACCGCAGTTGTGGATTGACGGTGATATAAATCAATACTTTTTCCGCGCTTACAATGCTACTCCATTTGTATTTAGTACCAGTTCAGATCCACAAGTTGGTTCTGGACCATTTGTAACGTATAACTTATTGACTGAAGTATTTGATAACAATGGTGATTTTACTGCTGGAACAGGAACATACACCGTTCCGGGCGCTGGCACATATACCTTTGCTGGACAATTCGGATTTCAAACAATAGCTGAAAGTAACGTAATTTTTAGTCAACGAGTCAACATAGCAATCAATATAAATGGAGTTCGCACTGTTATTTTTCAACCTAATGTAGGTACTAATCTTACTTTTTTTTCTTTTACTTATAGTGTTTATCTAGCATCTGGTGACATTGTCAAATTTGAATTGCAACCAGTATCGCGTAATTTCAGTACAGTTTCTGTTGGTCCACAAGGTGCTGAAGGTCCTGGCTTTTGGATTAACATAGGTACTGCCACCATACAAATTCCAACTAGTTCAGGAGAGTTAAATAGTTCGTATATTGCTTTAACAAACATTGTACTAGATACTGGTCAAATTATTTCGTATTCTTTGAATGCGCCTAATATGCGACAGATTGATTTTGTCAATGACGTAGTTAAGATGCATAACTGCGCAATCATACCAAGTCGAATTGTACCGAATCAAATAGCAATCATTCCGCAAAACAATTATTTAGGTACAGGTGATGTAGTAGATTGGACTAGCAAATTAGACATATCAAAAGATGTTGTTATTTCAAGTACGGTAGATATACAAAAAGCAACATTTCAGTTTACCTATACAGCTGGGGAAGACGCATACAGCAAATTATATCGTGATGCTGGTCGTGTATATGGTGATTTTAAAGCTGAAGGTTACACAATCAATCCATCAACTGCTCCAAGTGACTTTGCTATAGGTGATCAAAAGATTAGCCTTGTAACACGTAGCGCACCTGCTGCAATGCTACCGGGCAGTGCTGCACCAATTCAATGTTTCTACAATGACAATATAGAATTTGTTGCACCCGGTCCACGTGCCTTGTTTTATGCTGGGATTGTGGAGGTAAATTTGTATAACGATGTAACTAATAGTGCATCACCAATTACATTAGTTCCAATACTAAATCACTATAGCGATGCTTATCCAAATGTTAAAGATTTTGATTTAAACTGGGCTCCTGAAACGCCACCACACGTACAAACGGTGCAAGCCAATCCTTACAATAATCTGTTTAACTTGTATTGGCGCAATTACATGAATGAGATTTATTCTCCTGAAGGTAGAATAATGGAAGCATTCTTTGCGCTTGACTTAAAGGATATACTTACATTCAGCTTTGCAGATAAGATTTGGATTCAGGACAGCTATTGGCGCATACTTGAAATCAGTGATTATAAAGTAGGATTACAGGAAAGTACAAAGGTCAAATTGATTAAGTTTCTTGATCAAATCAATGACTGTTCATCTACACCTGTAGGTATTACCACAAATGGAGAAGTTCAATTTGAAAGCGATGGTACTCCTGTAGAATCGACAGAAGATTGCTGTTCACGATATGGATATTTTTGGGATGAAAGCAATGGTGTATGTTGGGCATTTAATAATGGTGGTCAATTCCGCAGTTCATTAGTTGATCAATCTACAGCCATGTTGAATGGTCAAATGAGCGCAGCACAATCAGGTAATTTATCCATTGAGAATTCTGTTATTCAAGGCGGCAATGTCTTAATTGAATCCCCGAATAGCAATCTATTAGCCGTTGGAAGTAATTTAAGAATAACTAAATCTAATACAAATAGCAATGCATTAGGTAAAAACGTAGAAACTAATCTACCCGGCTTGCACATAGGTGGTGGTTATCGTGGTGGTAATCCAACTGCACCTTATTACGGGTGGGCGCAATTTGGAACATTTGTGCTGCAACGTTTAGTCACTGTCTTAACTTCGGGTTCAACTCAAAATTTATATATCGAAGGCGTGGCTGGTGAATATATAAATCTACCTGATGAAACCTTATGGAGTTGCCTTTGGAATGTAACTATAAAAGACACAACAGGAGCAAGTGAAACTTCTATTCATCACTTCACACTTGATAAGACAAGTGGCATTGCAACAGCCAGTGCAATTACTACGCTAAGCACAATAGGTTCAATCGGTTCAAATGTCTTCACATTTGGAATCGATACGACAACAGACACAGATGAACATCGCATAAATATCACGTTTACAGGTGGAAGTTATCCAGATGGCTTCCTAATCACATCTTCACTACAATACCAACAATCAAAAACAGCATAAAATGGATTCAATCAAAAACTCAATGCGCTACATCCAGCTTGGCATCGCAACAAAGAATGAACATAACTACTCACTACGCAAATGGCAGCGTTTGTTATGGTATGTTACACTGTATACATGGCGCATATTGCTCGGACTAAGTGTTATTTATTTAATCTATAAACTCATCTACTAATGGCTGAACCTATTGTACGGACCTTTCAAATTGACACAGGATCAAGTGAACAAAAATTAAATGCACTTGGTAGTGCTTTTGATAGCGCAGATAACGCTGGCAAATCGCTTAAAGCACAGTTGCGTGAATTACAACAGCAGTTAGCCAACACTGATCCACAAACGCAAAAATATCGTGACTTATCGCAGGCAGCAGGGGAACTAAAGGATAAGATTCAGGATGCAGCACAAGCGGTAGGTACACAGGCAGGTGGTGCGTTTGAAAAGGTTAGTGGTTCTATAGGACTTGTTACATCACGTTTATTTTCATTAGATTTTCAAGGTGCTGCGGAAGGTGCTAAATTATTTGCACAGAATGCTGGTAGTATAAAGCTGAAGGATGTAAGCGAAGGTGTAAAAGGTTTGACTTCTACGCTGGGCACTTTAGGTAAGGCACTATTGACAAATCCTATTTTCTTACTTGGGACTGTTTTAGTAGGAATCATTTCAAACTTTGAGGCACTTAAAAATTCGGGCGGTGCACTGGGTGATTTCTTTACAGGAATATCCGATTCTGTTACATTTCTTAAAGATAGTTTGCTTTCATTATCCGATGCTATAGGATTGACCAATACAAAAGCAGCCGAGCAAGCCGAAAAAATTAAGCAACAAAATAAGGAAGCATTAGATAACGTCAAGGAATATGCTAATACTGTAGGTAGTGATGTAGAGAAAAAAAGTCAAGAAATCCTACAGGCTTCAAATGGCAATCTAAAGCAAGCGCGTGAGCGTTTTAAAGAATACAGCGATCAAGTAAAAGAAGCTAATCAAAGTTTAATTGACCAAGCTAATCTAATTGTTGAGCGTGGTGGTAAGTTGGATGAATACCAACAGCAACGTTTAGACGCTGCTATCAAAGAAAATGCTGCCATCGATAAGGCATTAGGTGACATCAACAAAACGATTAGTGAAGCAGACCAAAAAGCGCAAGACGATGCGCAAAAACGCGAAGAAGATAGACTGCGCAAACTCGAAGCTGCAGGGCAACGCTTGTTGGAAATTCGCAGACAGGTTTATGAGCAAAGTGAAAAGTTAAAAGCACAAATTGAAGGTGACCAAACTAAACCAGAGAGTGCTAAAAGTGATATAAGTGATTTTGATGCTGAAATAGAAGCGCAGCGAAGCGCACAAGATTTTAGTATTCAATTGATGCAGGAAGGTGTAGATAAAGAGATTGCCATGGCTGATGCAAAATATGCAGCTATGCGCGATGCTGCTAAAGGCAATGCCGAACAGCTTGCAATTATTGCACAGATGAATGCGGATGAAGTTGCGCAAATTGAAAAGAATGCACAGATGCAAAAGTTAGATTTTGCAAAGCAAACACTGAATGGTATAGCAGCTATTACTTCGGCATTTGGTAAGAATAACGAGAAGACAGCAAAGGCAGCATTTAAGGTACAAAAGGCAATCAGTATTGCACAAGCAACTATTAGTACATATGAATCTGCTAACTCAATTTTTAATAGCACAGCAAAGAATCCAATTACTGTTGCATTTCCAGCTGCGCCATTTGTAGCAGCTGGTGTAGCTGTTGCTGCTGGTCTTGCTAACGTTGCCACAATCGCATCACAGCAGTTTCAAGGTAGTGGTTCAACACCGGGCAATAACAACACAACACCTCCTTCACTGGGTGGAGGTGGAGGTGACAACGGTTCACAACCAGCAACATTCAATCCATTTGCTGCGCAGTTCGTAGCAAATCGCCCTGATCAATACTTACCACGTGCGTATGTTTTGGCAGGGGATGTATCAAGTCAGCAAGAAGTACGCGAGAACGTAGAAGACTTAGCACGTATAGGATAACTAAATTAAATTTGTAAAATGGATAAGAGAAAAGTAGTTAAGTGTGTAATTGACGAAGAAGGTCGTTTAGGTATTACGGCAATGGGCTTAGTAGACATGCCAGCAATCGAAGAAAATTGGATTGCATTGAGCAAGATGCAGCTTGCCAAAGTCGATGACGAACGCAGAATGCTGTATGGTCCTGCGTTAATCCCGGATAAGGAGATACTGCGTTACGATGACAAAGGCGAACCGTACTATGTGTACTTTGAAAAGGCAACAGTGCAGGCAATAGCGCATCAATTCTTCAAAAAGAATCTGCAACACACCACTAACCTGCAACATGAAATACCAGTAACCGGTGTGACAGTTGTAGAATCATGGTTAAAGGAAGGCAAGAATGATAAAAGTATAGAACTTGGATTACCTGAACTGCCTGATGGTACATGGTTTATAGGAACAAAGGTTGATGAAGATCACGTGTGGAATGATGTTAAAGAAGGTAAGGTAAAAGGTTATAGTATTGAGGGTTTCTTTAACGAAGTAGGTGTAGCTATGAGTGGTGTAAAGAACTACGAAGCAGAATTGGTTTTTGAATTAGACCAAATACTTGCTGATTTCAAAAAATGATTTTATATAAATTTGCGTCATCTTGGTTTAGTGTGTAAATTGGTTTTAGGTTTTAAACAATGAAAAGGAGTTGCCAACGGGTGACTCTTTTTTCTTTTATGATATTTTATATGAAACAAACTTTGAAATTGTCTATATCTATCTAAATATCCAAAAATGTCTAATATTAAAGAACAAATCAAATCCGTATTCTCCAAGTACGGCATTGATCCTTCAACAGTGGGTATCAAGTTCGAAGAGGAAGCAACAGCAACAGAAGTAAAGTTTGCGGTTGAGGGCACTTTGGCTGATGGTACTAAGATCTACTCAACAGCTGATGAGTGGGTTGTTGGTGTAGACATCTACACTCAAGACGCTGAAGGCAATCCAGTGCCAGTGCCAGCCGGTGAATACATGTTAGAAGATGGTGTTACCAAAGTCTATGTAGGCGAAGAAGGTACCATCACCGAAATCGAACGCGAAGAACAATCAACTGAAATGAGCAGCGAAGATCTCGTTGCTGTTATTGGTTCATTGTCAGAGCGCATTGCTGCACTAGAGACTGAAAAGACTCAATTATCAGCGGCAGTAGAAACTGCTAAGAAGGATGCGGAAGCATTGAAGACTGAACTTGCTTCAGTTAAGAAAGCACCTGCTGTACCTTCTGTTAAGTCTCAAGAATTTAAGAAAAACGCAGCACCTGTAGTTGCTTCGAATGGTAACTCATTCAGCGACTTCATGGCAAATCTGCGTGCTAAACAAAGTAACTAATTAAAGAATAAAAAATAAAGTAATATGCCAAATCCAGTATTAACCACCACCTACGCCGGAGAGCTGGCTGGTGAAATCGTAGCAAAGGCTCTGCTATCTAACGTATCAACTAACTACGTTACAATGAAGCCAAACGTGCCTTACAAATCAGTGGCACGCAAAATTGATGACACTGTATCATTTGCCGCAGGCACATGTGATTTCACGCCAACAGGCACAATCACTTTGACTGAGCGAATTTTGACTTTGGAAGAATTCCAAGTTCAACGCCAAATCTGTAAGAAAGAATTATTTATTGATTGGTCTGCAACTGATGTAATGAGTGGTCGTATAAACACACAGATTCAGGATGCAATCATTGAGCGAATGACAGGCGGTATTGCCGCTGCAAATGAATCAATCATGTGGAATGGTGTTAATGCAACAGCTGGTCAATATGATGGTTTCTTGACTTTGATCAAGGCCGCTGGTTCAGGCGCTGTATCTGCTGGTTCAGGTGCAATCACCGCTGGTAATATCATTGCTACTATTTGGGACATCATCAACACTGCTCCCGCTGCTGTTAAAGGTGCTACTGAAAAGCCAGCTTTGTATATGGGACAGGCCGCGTGGGAAAAGTACATGGAAGCACAAATCGCCGAAGGTAACGGATGGTATTTAACCGCTGGTCCTGAAGTTGCTCGTCGTTTCGTTGGAATGTACGAAATCTATGTATGTCCAGGTATGGCTGCTGACAACATTGTATTTGCTCAAAAGAGTAACTTATGGATGGGAACATGGCAGGAAAACCAAATGAACGAAGTTTTCATTTTGGATATGCAGAATCTTGATGGTTCACAAAACGTTCGTTACGGTGCACGTTTCTACCTTGGAGCACAGATTGCGGTTGGTGAAGACATCACCTACTGGGGAGCATAATCATTAACCAAAAGGGGGTTAATAGCCCCCTTTTTTAAAACTATAAAAATATGCCTTGTGATTTAACTAGAGGATTTGAATTATCTTGCCTTGAAGGGATAGGTGGGGTAAAAGAGATATTTGTATCAAATTATACCTATTTTGATTCTGGTATAGTTTACGGAGGACCTGGTGGCGCAATATCTGAATTACCAGGAACCGTTGGTGATCCTATAACAGTTTGGCGTTATCAACCTTTTCGCAATTCTGGTTCATACGTAGAAACAGTGAATAAGAGTTTAGAAACAGGAACATTGTTCTTTACTCAAGAAGTTAGTTGGACATTTGGTAAACTAACACAAGTATTGCGTAATGAATTTTTGAATCTAGCAAAAGCAAAAATGGTTGTGTTTGTTCGTACTAATGACGATCAAATTTTAATGATTGGCGCTGGTGCGGGAGCTGATCTTAGTGCTGGTACTGTTCAAACAGGTGCACAAAAAGCTGATTTGATGGGTTATCAAGTAACAGTTACTGCTGAAGAACTTGCTCCAGCTGTTCACTTGGTTGCGTTTGGCGCTGGAGAACTTCCATTTGAGAACTTCCCTGGTATTCTTGTTGATCCACCTTATGCAGTAGGAGGATAATTTTTGTGTTCTGTTGTATCATTGTGTATTGAAGGGGGTGGTACCAGTTACCGCCCCTTTTTTTAAATTAAAACAAAACTATGATATATTTACAATCCGATACACCTGCACAAACCATCTACTTACAATTAGATGAAACAAGGCAGTATTTTGCCACACCATTTACTCACTACTTGTTTATTTTGACGCACGAGGAAAATAGTACAACAGGAGATAAGCTTGCACAAGTAGCACAGATAGTGAATGAGAATGTGCGAATAAGTGAATTGACTGTAACAACTAGTTCATTAACGTTGGCAGGTCGTTATCGTTATGATGTATACGGTCAAAATTCAGCTGTAAATATCGATCTAACAAACGCAAGTGTAGTAGGTTTGCTGAAACGTGGCTATGTTGTATTAACGGCAAACACACAATTCTTTGATGTGCCTTCTATTACAATACCAAATGACATAATCTATGAACCATAACGAATCAAACATAGTTTCTTTGAAACTTAGCGAATATGTAGCTAAGAGCGATGCAGAAAAAGTAGACAGGAAAGGTTGGGTAAATTATGGAGATCAAAATGATTTCCCACAATACTTACGTGATCTAGCGCACGAATCACCAGTGCATGGTTCACTCGTCGTGGCCATTGGTGATATGATTGCAGGGAAAGGGATTAAATCAGAGCAATATCAGGCAGAACTTGACGCTTTAGATGTAAATACACTCACTTATGCTTGCGCAAATGATTTAAAGTTGTTTGGGGGATTTTTTATAGAGGTTATATGGAGCAATGACAGAACTGTTATATCAAAACTAAATGCTATACCATTTGAAGAGTGTCGTATTGCAATCAATCAGGATGATGAAAGCGAAATAGGTATCTTCCATAGCTACGATTGGACTAATATCCGCAAGAAAAAGAACACACCTGAATTTATTCCTAAATACAACTACCTTACTCGAACTGAAGAGCCAAGACAAATCTATTGGTGCTTCACTTACACAGGTAGCGATGTTTACCCACGTCCTGATTATTGGAGTGCTATTAACTATATTGAACTAGATAAACAGATATCGATATTCCATATCAACCAAATATCAAACGGTCTTTTCCCTTCCACTATCATTAACTTCTATAATGGGCAGGCAACACCTGAACAGAAGCAGCAGATGATGATGGATTGGGAAAATAAGATGAGTGGTGCTAGGAATGCTGGCAAGGTAGTTATGTTTTTCAATGAACGTGATCAACCTAAAACAGAAGTCACACCATTTCCAGTTAATGATGCAGACAAGCAGTATGAATTGATGGACAATACTGCTACTCAAAAAATTATTACAGCACATCGTGTTACTACTCCACTTTTATTTGGTATACGTGATACTGGCACTGGTTTTGGTAGCAACAAAGATGAAATGGTAATTGGTTTGGAGATATTCAATAAACAAGTAGTTGAGCCATATCAAGCAAAGATCAATAAAAGTATTCAAGATCTTTTGAGCAATCAAATGCCCGGTGTAACATTAGAAATCGTACCAAATACTCCTTTAATTACAGAACAGGTGGCAGTACAAACCAATGCGAATGCAATAGGTAATGTTACTGCACCTGCTTCTTTAAATGAAGCTCAAGTTAGTTCAATAGTTGAGGCTACATTGATGGCTTTTGAAAAAAAAAAAGTAGTTGCAGCTGAAGATAGTTATGCACCAACTGATGAAATGGCCGCTGAAGCTGAGTTAGGTTTAAAGTGGCGAGAAGAATATGGGAGAGGAGGAACAATGGTTGGTGTTGCTAGAGCAAGAGACATTAGCAATAAACGTAATCTTTCTTTAGATACATTTAAAAGAATGCACAGTTACTTTTCACGTCATGAAGTAGATAAACAAGCGACCGGTTGGAATAGAGATGAGGAAGGTTTTCCTACAGCTGGAAGAGTAGCTTGGCAATTATGGGGTGGAGATCCTGGTCAAGCGTGGGCAAGTAGAATTGTAGAAAGAATAAAAAAGGAAGACTTAGAAGACTTACACGTAGCAGAAGCACTTATTGAATTAGGTGAAGATGCTAACGAGAATATGATTTTGATAGATGCATATAAAGTCGATATTGAACATGAGTTTGCGGTTAGTACGGGTTCCGCTAGGCCATCCGCTAAGAGTGATCAAGATGCTATTATTGATGGCAAGTACTTTATTACTCGTTACGTTTACGCAGGTGAGTTTAGGCATACTAATATGCGTCCATTCTGTAAGAAAATGATTCAAGCAGATAAGTTGTATAGAATGGAAGACATACAGGCCATGGAGTTTATAGCTGTTAACCCAGGTTGGGGACCAAATGGTATTGATACTTATGATATTTGGTTCTATAAAGGAGGAGGTAATTGCCAACATTTTTGGGAGAAGCGCGTATATGTAGATGCAAAAGGAGCGAAGATCAATCCTAACGATCCAGACGCAAAAAGAATAGCTGTTGCTATGGCAGAAAGAATGGGTTACAAAATACGCAATGATAAAAAAGTAGCTCAAGTACCACAAGACATGGACAACAATGGTTTCCTTCCAACTAATCCTATTTACGGTAATCAATAAATACAACTATGCCAGAAGTACTACTTATTTCAGAGAACTACATTAAAAAATACACAACCATTAATGGCAGTGTAGATCCCAATTTATTGTACCCATCCATTTATTTAGCACAAGACAAATGGTTGCTTCCGTTTTTAGGCACAGATCTGTTGAATAAGATAAAAGCAGACGTTGCTGCAGGTACAATAAGCGGTAACTACGAAACGCTACTTGAAGATTACATCCAAAAGATGCTGCTTTGGTGGGTGATGGTAGATGTTACACCTAACCTGTGCTATCGCATGGACAATGGCACGCTGGTACAACGTCAAAGCGAAGACACTTCTCCTGTCTCTGATTCAGTTATGAAAGACATGATTGACAGAGCACGTCAAAACGCTGAGCATTACACTACTTTGCTAGTCGATTACTTATGTGCTAACAGCAGTTTGTTTCCTGAATACAGCACAGCGCAATGGCCTGACCGCTCTCCACGTACAGATGTCACTAATACGTTGAACTATCAGTTTAGCTCAGGCAATACATCAACTAGCTTTCGCCCCACTTACTCACGTAACATCATTAATCGTATACCATGAGTGATAAAAAGACGCTAAAACAAGAATACACTGAACGTTTGCGCAAATATGAGCGTGAACTTTCATTAAAACTCAGAGCAAATGGAACAACAGAACGAGAAAAAACAACCAAAAAATAAGATCTGGTTAAAGAAATCGCTATATAAATTACAATTATTTGATGGATTGTGGTCTATTCCACTTGCATTTATAGCTTTTTCGGTATTTGGATACATAAGTTCAGTCTACTTTGGTGATCCACTTATATCTATAGAGTATTTACAACAAGTATTTATGGCTGCACTAATACTTGTGTTTGGTAATTTCATTGTGTTTGTAGGCATAAACTTTAACTTTAGAAACTTACAGAAAGAGTTTTACTCAAAAGATTTGCAGTATTATTCTAAAATGGAATTGAACTCATGGCAAAAAATAAAATTGTACTTATTTGTCTATTTTGCGTTTCTGTTATCATTCCTAATTATTCTTTGGTTGGTAATGACGGCTACTGCGTAAGAGTAACAGCTGCTTCATTTGTAGGTGTTAAAGAAAAGGGAGGTAATAACAAAGGGTTTAATGATCCAGCACTACAAGTGTTAATGCGTCAAGAAGGTTGGTTACCTGGTTACGCTTGGTGTTCATTCTTTGTTATGGCTATGCTTAATGAATGTGGTGTTACTAATAACATTACTGGTTGGTCACCTACTGCCTACAATAAGCGCGATGTGATATTTACTGATGGTAAATTCAAACAACAATATACCGATAATGATGTATTGGTAATGACTTTAAGTTATTCTAATTTTAGAAAGCAAAGATTTAAAGGTATTGGCCATACTGGTATTATAGATAGGATTGGTAGGTATTCAGTACGTACTATTGAGGGAAACACAAATGAGCAAGGAATGCGTGATTCAAGATCACAAGATGGTGTTTATTACAAGATAAGACCTTTAACTAAGAATTTACATATTACTCGATGGGGAAAAGGACAGAGTATTTAGTTGGAACCGCTATTGTAATTCTTATGCTACTTGCATTGATTGTTACTGTGCGTTCGTGCAATAAACCCGTAACAAATCCAGCTATTGAAAGATTACAAGACATCAATGATTCGCTATACCAAATCATTGAAACAAATAACGCTAAGACTGATAGTTTGTTTTTGAAAATAGACAGTTTGCAGATTCATCAGGACACTATTATTGAACGCCAACAAATCACCAATGAAATCTACCGCAATGAAACCTATAACATATTGTCTGCTTCTCCTGCTAATGCCACTAATCAGTATAGGTCAACCCTCAAAAAATCGGACAGCTTACTTAAAGCGGGATTTTACACCAGAACTTACAACTTACGATCAGCAACTTTTCAATCTCAACTTCAATAGCATGTTATATTGGTATGATACTGCTCAACAAATTGATAGTTTATATCAAATGGAACGGTTGAAGGTTACATACTACTCAAAAATAACAGGTATTCAGGCAAACAATTATGAAACATTAGCTGAGATCTACGCTAATAAGCAAAGCATTGAAAAGGCTATAGCTTCAGAAAAAGATAATATGATCAAAGAGTTGAAAAAAAGAAACAGACGGTTAATAATTACCAACACAACTTTGACTTTGGCTGTAACAACTTTGTCTGTTTTGTCTATATATGCTATATTGCTTTAACATGGAATTCGAACTACGTGACTTAATTACAATAATAGGTGCAACAATATCACTTGCATCTTTATATTTTGCGCTTAAAAGAAGTGTAGACAAAGTAGCAGGACAAGTTCGTAACATTGAAACTTATCATAAAAGAGAGATCGAAATGATTAACGAAGCAATCAAAGAGCAAAAAATTGAATTGAATAGTAAGAATGATAAGTTGGAAGGTAAGATTGATGCAATACAAACTCAGATTGCCATGATCAGTTCTCATTTAGCTGAGTTAAATGGCTACTTGAAGGCCAATAAATAAAAAATGCTCCCACCGTTGCAGGAGCATTTCAAACAATAACAACCACTATAACACTTAACTACAGTTCTTATTCAAAAAGTCATTGTAAATATGTAGGTTATTTACAAAGTGATAGTACCATCCAATTTCTTTATTGACCATTTTTGAAACGTGCTCTTGTAGTTTAGAAAAGCAATACTGATCATTGCAGAAACCATACCATAAGTCATTAGATCTCATTTGGACCATCATATTCAACTTATTGTTGACTATATTGAAACCAATAGATAGGGTGCAAGGAGTGTCATGAGAGTAATTTTCATGCTCCTTTCCATCGTAGATTGAAATAAAAGCTCTTCTAGTGTTGTTGTCTCTTAATAGTTCGTCAATACAGTATTGCAATTGGTTATTTCTTTCCCATTGCCAACCATAATTTGACTGAACGATGTCATTGCCATTGTGCATTTTGTCCCAAATCTTAGCGTGCTTTTTTATTTCACTAACTGAAGGATCTTTAGACAAGTACCATTCCCATTCTTTTTCAGCATAATCTTTTTTCCAATTACGCCATTTAGTTGTGATCTCATTGTCCATTGGGTTTTCAATCATAAATCCACAGCATAATGTAGCTTTAGTATTAGCGTATGGAAAACCATAATTTGAAATCCAATAGTATAAAGATTCAAATGCTTCATTAGCATTTTCATAGATCTTACTCATAAGGCATTTCCAATTGTGATCTTACTATTTTGACGTTTGATTTTTTGTAGTCAATAACGCCATCATCATGCAGAACTATGTTACTAACTACATCACCTATTTTTGCTCCTAATTTTTTGTTAGGACCTTCATGCCAATGTATGATGTGATTGCCATTCATTAACGTATATGTGATGATGTCTTTAGAGAATGGTCCATCATACGGTCCATTTATATCAGTCACCATATAGTTAATTGTCAAAGATTGTTGCTCAATAGGTTTTTCAACTTGTTGCTCAACATTCTTTACAAATGTACCATTGATCATCTTACCTTTTCTATTCTTGATCTGCTTATAAGCACCATTGATACATTCCTCTATTGTAGTATTAGTCATATGTGCCATATTGGTTAGCACTACAACCATGTCTCCAATAGCGTCTTTATACTCTTCGTAGTCATCTTTTAATATGCTTCTTGACAATTCACCCATTTCCTCATTAAGCTTAAGGAATTGTGTCTTTACATTTCCTTTTTCATACAATCCGCGTTCTTTAGCCCATTCGCGAATTGATTCAAATTCATTTCTTAGTTGCATAACTCTACTTTTTGGATTTGTTTGAAATAATACTTGTTGTTGCAATTGATCTTACAGTACGTCTTATCATTTTCATTGTAGATCTTTACAACCTTACCTTGTTTTTCTTCACGCTTAGATGTGAATTTTACTTCTGTTCCTTTAACGATTTGTTGTTCACTCATAACTCTAATTTTTGTTGGTTTATTATTTGTTGATAAAAATTTTCATCTGATTTTATGGTAGCTAATTTACTACAAAGTTCAGCTTCACTTGCAATATAGTTAAAATCTTTCAACAATTGGCTCTTAAAGAGCGTCTTATTTGGATCATAATCAATATCTATGAAGCTAACTACTTCAAACTTAAGATTCTCATAAAATCTCATAGTGATAAACGCATTTTCATGTTCTTTGTCTCCAATCACTAATGATGAATAAGATCTTTGAACTACGCTTTTTAGCTTAGAATGCTCAACCTTATCATGCGCTGTGTTGTTTTGGAGATCAAGGTCACATCCAATAGTCATGGTTGATAATCTACTATTGTTGAAGTATTTTTTGATCTTATTGTTCCTATGTGTACCTCTATTGTCACCGTAATAGCAAATGTCAAATTCTTTTTTTATTGGTTCAGCAAATAAGTCAACGCTTTCATTGTCTTTCATTTCTAAAGCTATATCATGAAACACGTTGTGTTTAGTTACATTGTAGAAATCTAAACCATAGATAGGTTGGTAGTTGTATCCAGTGAACAACGCGTTCATTCTTAATTCAACAAATGAAATATCATCAGCGTATTTTTTTAATTGTTCAACTGTTATTTCCTCTTCAAACTTTGTGGACTTACGCTTAAGTATTTCTTTAGCTACATTTTTATATGTTAACTTAGGATCAGTTATGTAGTACCATACTTTTCCTTGATATGATGATAGCAATTTCATATAAGCATTTGTAAGCTTAGGAACAGTTCCACCAAAGAAGTTAGTATTGAAATTATGTATATAAACTTCATCGTAATCATTTAGATCTTGCAATTCGAATATGTTTACATAGTCATTTGTTTCTTTGATCTTCTTGCTCACGTAATGCACTATTGCATTTTGTGTATTTTCAAGATGCTTTTTTAAATAAATAGCTTCTAAGCTTCTAATTGATTTGCCATCAATAACTACTCTAGCTAATGGACTAATGATTGCTATTTTTTTCATTTCTGTTTAGTGTTTTCATAGTTATTTAAAGCTGCTGTATAAGCTATTGCGTCGAGTAAATTATCATTCTTATGATGATAAGATTCACGAGAGAACTTTAATGCTATCATTGCTTTAAACATAAATGTAGCATCATATTCTTGACCAGTCATACCACTGAGGATTTTGGCTGCTCGTTGCATGCCTTCTTCAAATGGTCCATACATTCTTGATTTCTCTTCAGATCTTTTGAAGACGATTTCGTTTGCTTGTTCTAAGATGTTCATGTTATTTGTAATTATGAAGTAAATTTACTACAATACTGATTCTGTAATCATGTCCAATTCCACCAGCTTCCCATTCGCATGGATATAAAATAGGATCTACTGTGTCATACTCATAACCATAAGCATCACATCTTTCTTTAAAAGCATTAAGCGCTTGGTTGTAAGAATTGTACATGAAAATTTTAGTTGTTTCAGTGTGATAACCTTTCATTGGTTCTATAAGTAATGTATACATCTTGTCAATTTGTTTATTGGAAACGTGATTCTAATTCTAAAACGATACTGTCGATTTGGCCGTGTACAATCAAGCATATTTCTTCTTGACTGTCAAACACGTGTTTGTAATCGTTTGTTAGTGTGCCTAGGATTGTGCATAGAGCGCTTAGTTTTTCCTCTAGCATGTCAATACTCATTGACTTAATTTCTGTTAATGTATTCATGACTGATTGTTTTTTTTATTAGTGATGGTGATATGCGTTGTAGAGTCGCATCCCTCTATACATATTAAATTTTTACAATTGATGCTTTGAAATCAGCGTCATCAGCGTAAGAATGTTTTGTTGTGGTAAAACATTTTTTTGAATACCGAACTGATTCACCTTTTGAATGAGGAATGATCACTGTAAAAAAATGAGTTGTTACTCGGTGAACAACGCATTCAGCTACATAGCAAGTCATATTAGTTTGATCTTCACCTTGTCCAACTGGGTAAGAACTACGAATCTCCCAGTTTGGTTGAATTTCTTTTGAAGTTGTTACAAATGTCATTCTTACAATTGAGCCTTTTTTTAATTCTTGTGCATTCATTGCTTTGTGTTTTAAATTGTTATTATTGTTTTGTTTGATGTGCTAATATATGTAAAACTTTGCACAACTATGGTTAAGATTTAACAATTTTAACATTTGGCACCTGTAAATCAATACGTTAGGAAATGAAAAAAAGACAAAATCTACTGAATTTTATCTAAATCAGTAATGTATTCACGCCATAAAGGTACTCTTTCTTTTAATTCTTCTATAGCTAATCTATCAAACTCAACAATCTTTTCATGGATGCGTTGTTGAATTGGAATATCATATGACCAATCACTAATGTTTGTTTCAAGATTAGCGTGAGGATAATCATTCAAAAATCTACTCATGTCATAGATCATATTACGTTCAATCTGTTTAGCTTTTTCTACAAACGTTTCATTACTTTGTGGATCTATTAGATTCATTCGTCTAGCTAATCTATACTTTTCATCATCAATTAACTGTAATGGAGCATTTGTAAGTACATAACAGAACTTAGCGTATCGTGCATTGGTGAGCCAAGAATACACTTGACCTTGCCAGTAGTATGATTTATCAATAGAATTGATTTTACTATTGTAAAAAGTGTTCAATGACCAACTTGATTTTATATCTGGAACATACATCACTTCTCCATTTTCATCTTTAACCAATAGATCAGGTAAACCACTTACAAATTCATTTTGAAATCTAATGTTGTTTTTGAAAGTGATAACATTATTCAATCTTCTCCAAATATCAATAGCGTCAGCTTCAACAGCAATACCTTTTTCAGTATACTTACTACTAAACTCTTCTCGTCTATGATACTTTTCTTGAATGTATACATTAAGCAATTCCGCTTTAGTGGTCTCTGAAAGTTTCTCAGATTTTGATCTTGCATTTGTCATCAACGTACCTATTGATGAAGCTCTAAATAAAATGTTTTGTGTGTTCATGTGTTTATGTTATTGTGCAAATTTATTCAAACTATTGTTTCACCTGTGATTTTACTTTTTTTCTCATTAAACTCTAATCTTAATTGAGATAGCAAATCTTCACCGCATTGTTTTTCAATTAGTTCAAGATCTTCTTTAGTATTTGCATTAGATATCAAATCACTTACATAAGCAAGGTCAACATCAGTTGTCACCACCTTAGTATCAATATACTCTACTTGTCCATCATCAGTAATGAGTGCCTGATCACTAATAACGGCTTGTTGCATATCTATTGAAAGTGGACCATACTTAGACAATAGTAATTTTATCACCGTCTTCTTTGCCATAGTATCAAACTCATCTTTCCATAGTCCAAATCCTTTTCTAAATGTTTGAGAATACTTAGTGCCATGTTGTTGCAGTTCATTAACTGTCATGTACAACACTTTCTCAAAACCATTCAACAGTTGGAAATAAGCAGCGTACCCAAGTATGTTATCTGATTTCTTATTTGACCAATTGAATGAGATACCAGCAAATGAATTGTCTTCTACTAATTGACCTTCATAAACTGGTTTTGCATCTATAGACTTAAACTGACCGCTTCTTTGTGCTAACTGTATAAAACCTTTGTAGCCTAATTGAAATTGCGCTACAGTCTTCCAAGTGCCATCCTTTTGCTTATTATTGAATGGTATGATGTATGCGAAACCTAAAGAATTGTTCAATGGCAGATCTAAAGTGGCAGCCATCATAGCGGCATTTAATACAGATGATGCATCAGCATTTTTTAATAGATCATTTGACTGAACTATCTGTAAAACAGAAGTTGTAAAAGTAGATGCTCTTTTGCCTAAGATTTCTTTCAATCGCTTAGCAACGTCTTCGCTACTAAACATAGCCTTCAAATTGGCTGTTGTTGTTGTTAATTGTGTCATGTGTATTGGTTTTAATTATGCAAATATATTCAATACTTCATTAGACAATCATTTATTTCTTGACAGTAACTTAGAACTGCATAAATTACAATTGCAATTACAATGTAACGTAGGATTTTAGATATTAGTTTCATTCGATTGGTTTTAATTGTGGGTTAACTCGATAAAAGATCTCTCTGTGTACTTGACTGAATTGGTGCATGAACACTGCCTCTTCAATAGGTGCATAATGTTTATCACGGCTTTCGCGTTCTAAACGAAAGGCTACTTCAGCGGCATCTTCATACTGCTTAGTTTCAATTTGCATTACTCGTCCTTCTCCTAAATTGTAGACATGAATAAGTACATAGTCTTCATTCATACAACAATAACTTTTGCTATAGTCACCGGAGATGAAATAGAAAGGAAGTTTGATTTCGGTTGTTCCAATTATTGTGTTTGCAACAACGGGGATTGTAATTCTATTTGTCATTTGTATTTATTGGTTTTAAATTTCAATCTTCAAAGTCATGGCAGTCATCGCATTCAATGTGTACATCACTATGCTGAGATACTATTTCAACAGCTTCATCAATATAAGTGTCCCATTCAACAAGTAATAACTGTTCATCTTCATCAGCTGTCTCATTGTGCTTTTTAACTAATTCAATTGCCTGATCTTTAACTTCATCATAATATGCATCTTCCCAATCGCAGTAAATGCATTTGTGGTTGTGTGGATAGGGATCAGTAACTCCGTAAATAATTGCCATGTTGTTTATGTTTTTGTTTTATCTTTAACGTGTAAAAGTTAAATGCTTTGTCGTACAATCTTTTCGCAGATTGGGTAAATCAATGTATTTACTTCCGTGCCTTTTTTGATCTTTTTCTTGTTTTTTAGAATAACATCCTCAGTCAATATGGTTTTTTGTCTACCGTAGTAACCTATTTCCTCACGATCTTTTTCACAAGGTAATTGTCCTATGTATTTAGATCCAATGTAGAATTCTTTAAAGTATTTGTTAGATGTTTCAAACATATTGTTGTTGTTATTGATGGAGTAAATATATGCAAAATCTTTCATCTTGTATAAAAAAAGTGAAGATCTTTGAAAATTTAACAAATGAACACTGAGAATCAATTACTTAACTAAGCCCAAGAATAGCTGCCATAGTTTGGAAACAGCTCAAAATACATGCGCATCATGATAGCATCTGCATAGTCTGGTGACTTTCCATGCATTCTTGCTATCTCGTCTTTACTAATTACAGCTAGTTTGCTATCTGCTTCCGGCTGTCTGCGTCTAATCATGTCCAGTTCTTGCACAATCACATCACGAAATTGATTGACCTTGAAAACAACTTTGTTTTGTTCTATTAGTTCTGCTAATTTAAAATAGCATTCTGCCTTTTGATTGACGAACTTATCTGACTGTTTAGCTCTGCCACCATTTAAAAAACCTCTACATTTTAAACTGTCTACTACGCCACCACCTACACCATCTTCATCACAGATTACGTTGTTTAATTTTACACTATGTCTATCACATAATTGTCTAATAGTAGAAACAGTTGTTGTAATTGGTTGCTTTCGTAGTTCGTGAATTTCTATTAAATGTAATCCATTCCATACACAAATAACTGTTCTGTCCTTTCCTAAACGTGCAATGTCAGCGCTAATAAACTTATCACCTTTGCTTTCCTCATCCCTAAAGCATCTAACAAGATCATCATATTGATACAAATTGTCTACGCTTTCATCATACTCCCAATCTCCATCCAGTAGACGTCTTCTGTCCACTTCAGGCAACATGCGCAACGTTTCAATGTACGATTCGGGCAAATGCGGATTGTCATTTGGCAATGATTGTATGAACGCAAGATGTGGCGCAAGTGTTTGTGCCTTATATGGGGAATAAAACTCGTTGTACAACCATCCTTTTGATGGATTGCATGTGAGCAGCATCTTTGGTTTAAGGTCATATTGATTCAACTTAAAACGAATACGGGATTGCAATATATCAATTGCTCTTTTACTTACTTGTGCTACTTCATCCACGTAGGCATCAGTTAATTCAAGACCACCTAATGCATGAAATTCAGGATCTGATGGATAGGCAAAAAGATCTTTTAGTATTATTTCGCTACCATTTGTGAATTTGATAGTATGCGTTTGATTGTTAAGTGTAAAGTGCTCATTGGGATTTAAGCCCATCATTTGAGCCACTTCAAAAAACGTCTTTAAAGTAGTCTTTTTTAGCGTATCAAGTTTACTTCTACCAATTAGGCCACGCGTGCCTGGATATTTAAACCGTCTACTTATCTGCCAAGCACAACCTATAAATGATTTAGATCCACCAGCTGCACCACCAAAAAGAACAACACGTGATTCATGTGAATTACCCAAAACACGCAATGCTTCCTTTTGTTTAGGCAGGTATTCTATCATGTAAACAGACCAATGTACATTCCAATCAAACCGCCACACAATGTTGCAACTAAATCTAAGCTGCTAAATTGCTTTTCTTTTAGTACAGAATCATATAGTTCTTTGCCAGCCGCAAACGCAAACACTACGATCATTGAGAATGGCGCACTAAATATCGAAGCAGCAGCGGCATATATAGCAATACCATACAACGCGTGGTTAGCCTTATCTATAGGTATGATTGGTAAATTCATTAGAATGGTAGATCTTCTTTGTCTTTAGCGATCTTTTCTGATATTTGACCAGAATAAAATTCACCTTTGCTACCTTGTTTTTTCCAAGCGGCTATTCTCATTTCTTTACCAGTTGAATCAACAAAAGTACCTGTCATATCTGGTGAATTATTGCTTTTTTTATCATTCACAAATAATGTAAACGTGTTAGGTTTTTGTACGTAAGCCATATGTTTAATTTAAAAATTGTTCTAGGTTATCTATTGAAAAACAAACAAAGTTTGTGTCATGATCATTCATTCTATAAATGTCAAAATCTCTTAATATGATTTGATAGCAATCTATGTTTCCAACATGTACTGTTAGTGAATCATCACATGTTTCCAGATATTTCTTTAATTCACCTACAGTCATGGCAACAGTAAAGTTAAGTTAACTATCAATAAACCTATGTTAATCCCTATAAGGATCCCTAAAAACAATATCCACCAATAGTTTTGTTTCATACTTTATAGATTTCTTTGTCAGTAAGTAAATACAATTCTTCGAAAAGCAATTTCATTGTTTCGTTGTCTTGCATTGAAGGTCTCATGCTACGTCTGGCTGCCAATATAAATAATTTTCTTAACAGTTCTATTTCTTTTTGTAAGTCGTATTGCTTCATTTGTCACCTCCCTTATGAATATGGTTCTTACAATTCCCTTTATGGGTTAACACAGTGGCATTACCCCAAGGTCCGTATAGGTACTCACAGCTGTCAATAACCACTATTTCAACTTTACCAT